ATCATTAAAAACACCACAACTACATAACGAGTTTCTTAAACACTTAACTAAATTTAAACTTATGTTAAGTCGTGCTGAAACAGAATACAATGTACTTAAAAAAGATAAATGGGAATACTATACAGGAAAGGCAGACGCCTCTGTATATGCTTTAAAACCATTTGATCTAAAAATATTAAGAACAGATATAGACAAATACCTAGACGCTGATATTGATTTACAAAAGGCAAAACAAAAAGTAGATTATTTAGAAACTACTGTTGATTTTTTAGATAGAACAATAAGACAAATTGCCAATAGAGGATTTACTATTAAGAATGCCGTTGATTGGAGAAAGTTTACCTCAGGAGCCGTATAATGCAAACAACAAACAAATACATGTACTATACAAGTGCTATACCTGAAAAAAAATGTAAAGAAATTATAGCATATGGTCTTTCTAAAATGACTAGAGATGAAAGCCACGGCATATCTAAAAATGCATCCACCTTTGATGGTAAAGAAAAAGGTGGTGTAAGCTTGAAGGGTAAAAAAACATCTAAAAATATAAGAGTTGCTGGTGCTAATAAAATAACTTTAAAGAAACAAGGTATTGATGTAAGTAAAGCTTATGTTAGAGATAGTCATGTATCTTGGATGAATGATAAATGGATGTACGATTTATTTCACCCATATATACATCATGCTAACAAACAAGCAGGTTGGCATTGGGAGTGGAATTTTTCAGAGTCATTTCAATTTACAGTTTATCATGGACATAAAACAAAAGGACAGTTTTATGGTTGGCATGCTGACGGACAATCTGATTGGCTAGGTGCTTACAAACCGGCTATCAATGTTGGTACAGAGAAAAAGAAAGATTGGAGAAAAGTCGAATTAGATGGTAAAGGAGATTTTAAGGTAGATGGCAAAGGTAATTATGTACCAACAAAAGACAAAGTACCTGTAAAAGCAAATGGTATGTTAGCACCAGGTTATACAGATAATCATAATATGTGGGGTAAAGTTAGAAAAATAAGTATGACTGTAAATTTAACTGATCCTAAAAACTATGCTGGTGGTAATTTAAAGTTTGATTTTGGACATCATCATCATAAAAGATTTCATGTATGCCAGGAAATAAGACCACGAGGGTCAGTAATAATATTCCCTTCTTACGCACATCATTGTGTAACACCGGTAACTAGAGGAACTAGATACTCATTAGTATTATGGAGTTTAGGAAAACCATGGAAATAAAAAAAACAGCAAAATTTTACGAAAAAAATAGATACGTTTTAATTAAAAAATTTATATCAAAAGAACAAGCCAACTATTTGTATCAATACGGAATTTTAAGAGCAAACAGAGCCGCTACTATGGCAAGGTCTAAATGGCCAGGTTATAGAGAAGATATTGATGGCACATTTACAGATCGACAAGTGCCAGGTACATATTCATGTTATGCTGACCCAGCCATGGAAACTTTACTATTACAAGGCTTAGATGGTATGAGAAAAGTTACAGGTCTTAATTTAGCGCCAACATACTCTTATTGGAGATTATATAAAAATGGTGATGTTTTAAAACGACATAAAGACAGACCAAGTTGTGAGGTATCTACAACACTTTGTTTAGGTTATAATAATGATAACTTAAAAGGTAAAAAGAAACATTGGCAATTATATAACTGGCCAATGTGGGTAGACAAAACAGGTGGCACTGGTAATAAAGGCACACCTATTCATATGGAACCTGGTGATATGATTGTTTATAGAGGTTGTGAAATAGAACATTGGCGAGAACCTTTTATAGGACAAAATCATGCTCAAGTATTTTTACATTATAACAATATAGATGGCCCTTACGGAACAAATTGTGTATTTGATGGTAGACAACATTTAGGTTTGCCTTCCGAGTTTAAAGACCCTAAAAAAGTACAGGCGATGGCAAAGGCAAACGCCGAGTTGTATAAAAAAATATATAATAAGTAGTTAAAGATTATGACTACAACTCGATATTTAATCATTGATAAACCAGATGAAGTCTATTTAAAAATAGAAGCAGAAGCCGATATTAGACGAGAACTTGGCCAATACTTTACATTTGAAGTACCTGGTTTTAAGTTTATGCCACAATACAGAGCAAGACAATGGGATGGTAAAATTAGATTGTTTAGTTATGCTAATGGTAAAATTTATGCCGGTTTATATCCTTATATAATTAAGTGGTGTGAAGAAAACAATGTACAGGTCGTAGATGGTAGTAAGATCAAAGATGTTCCTGTAGATGAAAAACACATTGATTCGTTTATAAAAGCATTAAAGATACCTAATATTGAAGTTAGAGATTATCAAAGAGAAGCTTTTGTACACTCAATAGTAAAAAATAGATGTTTGTTATTGTCGCCAACTGCCTCTGGTAAGTCTTTAATTATCTATCTAATGTTAATATTTAATCTATTAAGACTTAAAGATAAAAAACAAGATAAGATACTTATTATTGTTCCTACCACTTCACTAGTAGAACAACTATTTAAAGACTTTAAAGATTATGGTTATAATAGTGAAAGAAATGTACATAAAATCTATCAAGGCCACGAAAAAGAAACAAACAAAAGAGTAGTAATAACTACTTGGCAATCAGTATATAATCTACCAAAAAAATGGTTTTCAGACTATGGTATGGTGATAGGTGATGAGGCACACTTGTTTAAAGCTATGTCACTTACAAAGATAATGACCAAACTAGATAAATGTAAATATAGAATAGGTCTTACAGGTACACTAGATGGTACTAAAACACATAAATTAGTATTAGAAGGACTGTTTGGTACAGTCAATAAGGTTGTATCTACAAGTGAGTTACAAGAAAGTGGTAAGTTGGCTGCCTTAAAGATTATCTGTCTAATTTTAAAACATGACAAGAATGCCAGTCATATGTTAAAAGATAAGACTTATCAGGAAGAAATGGATTATTTGGTCTCAAATGAAAAAAGGAATAAATACATAAGAAATTTGACCTTATCTTTACAAGGTAATACTTTGTGTCTATTCCAATATGTTGAAAAACACGGTAAGATATTAAAAGAACTTATTGAAAAGAAGGCCGACAAACACAACATATTTTATGTCCATGGAGGAGTAGAAGCTGATGAAAGAGAAAAGATTAGAGAGATCACAGAAAAGTCTGATAACGCAATTATTATCGCTAGTTACGGTACCTTTTCTACTGGTATCAATATCCGTAATTTACACAATATTGTTTTTAGTAGCCCTAGTAAATCTCGTATAAGAAACTTACAATCAATAGGTAGAGGTTTAAGATTAAAAGATAATAACTCGGCAGCCACACTATATGATATTGCTGATGATTTAACACACAATGAAAAAGAAAACTACACTCTGGCCCATTTTAGAGAACGGATAAATATTTACAATGACGAAGACTTTGAATATGAAATCCATAACGTGGAGTTAAAATAAATGAAACAAGTAAAAGTTATTAAATTAGACAACGGCGATGATATAGTCTGTGCTTTTCCGAAAGAACAACTACCTGAAAAATCTGGCTTACTTAGATTAATTAAGCCTTTACTAATTAAATATGTTCCTCAATTAACACCACAAGGATTCAAAGACTATGTGGCATTAATCAAATGGGCGGCTTATACTAATGATGAGATTATAACTATACCAATAAAAAAGATTATGACGATTACAAATGCCTCTTCCGAAATGACTAAATCATTTGAACATATGAGTAACGAATATCAAAAGCTAGAAACTCCTAAAAGAGAAGACAAATATAAAAAGACAATGTTCTCTAAACAAGAGAACTCTAAAATCAATGAGATATTTGATGAGTTTAGTGATGACTATGATGATGGTAATAGTGGGCCAGGAACTATCCATTAAGCTGGAGTATCCTCAACTTACCTCGCTACACGCTCCATTATAGGCATTTTTAAGGAAAAGTCAATGCTGATTTAACGACCTTAAAACATTGACAAATACAAGTGATTATGTTATATTAATAATTATGAAAACAAAAAAGAAATCCGAACACTACGTTAACAATGCTGACTTTCTGGAGGCCATGAAAGGTTACAGAAAAGAAGTTAACAAAGCAATAAAAGAAAAGAAAGAAAAACCACCAGTTACAGATTATATTGGTAGTTGTTTCTTAAAAATAGCTAATCACTTATCATATAGACCGAATTTTATCAATTATACATTTAGAGATGATATGATCTCTGATGGTATAGAAAACTGTTTACAATACCTTGACAACTTTAATCCTTCAAAATCAAAGAATCCATTTGCTTACTTTACACAAATAATATACTTTGCTTTTGTTAGAAGAATACAAAAAGAAAAGAAACAAGTTACTATAAAACAAAAACTAATAATGGATAATAATTATGATGATATTACTTTACAACCAGGTGAAGACAGAGAGTTTAAAAATCAATTCAAAGAGTATTTACAAAAGAATATGAGAATGGACGAACCTGTAAAGAAAGAAAA